CGCGCCTGCGATGGCCGCAATTTTGGCGGTGCCTGTACTGGTGACCCGGTGCACCTCGATCTGCTCTGTCCCGTAGTTCTTCCACCAGGAGAACGCGATCAACGAGTTCGCGTCCTTGATCAGGGTTCCGCCGTAGGGGCCGATCCCGATCCAGCCGGGGGTCACCGGGCTGTATGTCCAGGACTCCCCGTTGTTGTCTGACCACATGAAGAACGAGTCTCCAGCGGACGCCTGCACTGATCCGTCTGCACCGAACTGCATAGCATGGACGAGGACGTTCAGGACGACCCGTGTGGGGCTGAGTCGGTATAGACACATGCCGCGTGCTGCGAGGTAGTGCTTGGGTAGATGAGGCAGCGGTGGGAAGGTGATCTTATTCAGCGCCACACCGCCCCCAGGGGTCGTGCGCTTGCAGGTCAGCCGGTAGGGGCCAGAACTGCGGCTGTCGTACACATCGTCCGGCGCGGGGAACACAGCGATGATTGAGGTGTACTCTCGACCGTCTGGGTGCTTGGCGCGGGACGGCTCTGCGACGGCGTAGGTGTCGGATGCATCACCCCCTGCCGGAACAAGATGGTCGATCACGTTCATGGACGACCCGTACAGCACACCAGAGAAGGCAGCGTACACGGTACCTGAGTCGCCGATAGCCCCGCTGTACATATCCGCCGTCAGCCGGATGGAGGCGGAAAGATTCTTGGGTGACGGCTGAAAACTCAACCCGCTGTGCACGTCGAACGAGAACAGCGGCTTCGCTGCGTCTTTCCCGTTGGCGGGGTTCAGCTCCACAACCTCGACCCGCGCCGCCCGCAGGCCGGAGCGCTTCGTATGGGGCATCGGTGTTGCTTCGAGCTTCCCGATCGAATCGTTGAAGTGTCGCGGATCGCCAGGGTTGTGCACCTCGCGCACAAGAACGAGCTTGCCATCGCCTGTGGGGAACAGCCGCCGCTTCCCGGCCTGCATCGTGTATGCCACTTCGCGCATGGCGTTCAATGAGGAAGGGTGGCTACCGTCCTCGACGTACCCGTAGTGGCGGGGGATGCGCGTCTGAGTCTTGTATCCGGTGATCTCCCTGAACGGCAGGTCGCCGTTTGTGGTGTCGGTCTCGGACACGTACAGGCGCGAGCGCTTTCGCAGCTTGAGAGGGGTAGGGCTCCCCGCCGCTGCGCGCATCTCGTATCCAGGCACGGTGCGCCATGCCTCGTCGAACACCGACGTCGTCTCGTGCAGCAGCGCGAAACGTGGCAAGGTGTCGCCAGATTCTTTCGTGATGCGGACGAACTCGCCGGATTTCTGGATGGTGCTCTCGTGGTCTTTGTAGGTGATGAACTCCGAGCCGACCGCGACCATGGCCTGGAGTTCGTCGTACTCCTTGCCATCTGCGGCGCCTTTGGATTCATCGGTGATGAGCATCAGACGATCTCCCGTGAACCGACGAAGGATGTCCAGAATTCTGTTGGTGGGGCGGGGGGCACACCGTCGTATGCAGCGTAGACCTTGACCTGGTCGATACTGGCCTCGAAGAAAAGCGGGTCGAGCGCTGTCACGTAGATGCGCTGGCCCCCATCGGTATTCGAGTACGCATACCCAACGGAGGGGGACGTAAAGGACGAAATCCCTCCGTCTCCATAAGTCTCGGCACTCATGGACGACGCCACCGAACCTTTGACCCCCACGAGAAAAAGCCCCGTGTTGTTTGCCGGACCACCGCTGGTTTCAGAGATGTCGGCCCACTCCCCTGTTGGAGTCGTGTATTTCGTGATGACCTCTAGCTGTGCGAGGTCGTTTTCGTGTACGCCCGACACGCTGAACATCCATGCGGGGTTAAAGTTCGGCGGCGTCGATGGGTAGGACGACACCCCAGACTGCCAATAAGCAGGGAGTGTCCAGTCAGGTGGGCCTGAGTAGCCGCTGAAGTCTGCGCACGTAAAGACCTCCTGCATTCCGCTCAGAGCGGCAACCTGCCCGTGGGTCAGGTGCTGCGCGGTGGTTTTCCCGACAAGAAAATACTCGAATGCGGGGTCTGGTGTCATGGTTTACGCCCCAGCAGGCACGCCGATGGAAATGAAGTTCACGGCCTGGGTGTTACCCGACGTCAGGGCCACAGAACCGAGGAACAGCTCCGAGCCCGCCCCGCCAGCACGGCCCTGGATGCGCGGTTCGGTCGTCGAGAGGGCGGCGGTGTCCGCGCTGCCAACAAGACGGAAGAACACTGCATTGCCGGAGGCCAGCACCGTGCCTGCCCAAGTCTCACCAGCGGCCTTGCCGATGGCGCCGCCACTGGCAGTACCCAGATTCAGTCCAGCAGACACGCCATCGCCGTACACCGTCAGCAGCTTCGTGTGCTTTGCAGGGTCGATGGCGGCGTCTGCGGTGGTGGGGATGTCGCCGATGGCGCTCGAATAGACGTGGATGAGACCGTTGGTGAACGCAGCCTTGAGACTGGACGTGTCCAGCATCTTGTTGCGCAGTCCGGTGGAGAAAAGTGCGGCCATGGTGGTTACTCCTTACAGGGAAATGAACTGAAAGCCCGTCAGGACTTCGAGGTACACCGTCTCATCGACAGTGCGGGGGTTTGCGAAGCGCACCACCGAGAGAATCTTCCCGGTCGAAGCGCCCTTGGCAGACGTGGTGCTCAGGAAGGCGCCGTTCACTGTGGCCGCCCCAAGCATGTCGAAACGGGCGATGCTGGCGGCGTTGGACACACCCCCGTCCACCACAGCGCCCAGGTCGAGCAGCATGCGCGTCGACTGCGTGTAGTTCGTCACCTCTGTGACGAGTGATGCCAGGTTCGCCGCTGTCTCCGATCCGTTGGGCACATGGGCGCCGTTCCACAGACCGATATACAGGTTGGCTGGGCCAGCGCCGCCTTTGAAGTATGCGGTCACCACATCGTTGATGCCCTCGGCAGGCATCCGGTTCTTGCAGCCTGCGAGGCGGCCCACAAGCGAGCCGTCTGTTTTGAGGCGGGTGTTCACGTCGTAGGTGAACCCGCATTGCGCGAGTGAGTTCATGTTTGTCCCTTCCTGATGATTCGGGCCTGCGCCCAGGTTCCGATGCCAGCGGCAAAACTGCCCTGCTCTGTCAGCGCAGCCACAATGGCTCGCGTGCCGTCGGCTTCGCGCATCAGCGTCGCCGCTGCGCCAGAGACTTCGATGGCGATGTGCTTGTCCTGGAGGTTCGTGATCTCGCCGTCCTCGCTGCACGCCACGATCCCTTGGGTACTCATCCAATGCGCGCCGCCGTCCGGCTGATAGCCCGCCTGCTGGGATGGTCCGCCGTAGGGCAGCACGGCGCGCACGGTCTGGGCGGGGAATCCGCCCGCAATGAAGTACGTCTTGTCCGCCACGACGAACACCCCCGCCTCCACAGCAGCAACGCAGGTGATTGGTGCAGGGAACAGCTCAAAACCTCGCGCTGCATCGCGCAGATGTGGCGTGAAAGGCTCGCTGTAGATCAGTGCGTTACCTACAGCCACCAGCAGACGTGCGTTGTGGTAGGCGAGATTCGAGCCTGGGGGCATAGGTACCAGGTCCTGATCGCCCACGGTCTGCGCTACTGCGTTGCCCCACGCAGGCGTCGGTCCGGCCGACGGGTGGTAGGAACCTACACGCACGCCGTCGGTAAAGTAGATGGCTTCGTTGACCTGTGCGTAGCGTACCGGCCCCACCTGCCCGAAGCCGGACGCCACCAGCACGGGCGCCACGGCTGTGGTGGTACGGTACAGGTTCCCAGCGTCGCAGTAGAGAGCGAAGTCGCCCTCCAGCGGAGCCCACAAGGAGTGCACGTCGGTCCCCGCAACGACCTGTGTGTACCCTGCGCGCGTCTTGATGGAGCCTCCCGTCGTCACGTCGACGTTCAGGGCGTCGCGCAGCAGGTGCCCCGCTCCCTGCGGCAGAGCCAGATCGAAGTCGGGGGCGCGGTTGTCCATCCCTACCAGGAACGGTCCGAGACGCTGTGTGCCTGGGGGCGGCATCACACGCTCCTTTGCGCGACGAACAGGGGCATTTTGGGCATGGGTCCTCCAGGGAGAGAACCTTCACAGCCCCGAGGCTCCAGTAACGCGGCGATTCTATCACCCGCCTTATTTAGGCGGTAGATTTACGGGCCAGGCTTCCGTCAATGTTCGGACATCGCTGGCGTGGCCTGTAGCCGAGATCGCCAGCTCTGAATATCGCGCCGCGCACTCTCCAAATACGGCTGTTGCGGCAGCGGCGTACTGATCGACGGCCTCACGGGTAGCACTGCGGATTCGCTCGG